TCTCTAATTTTTGGTTGTTTTTTAGTAGTTGGTTTTATTTTTTCAACATTTTCAAGCTTTACAACTGGCAGAGATCCAAGATTTATTGTTTGCTGTGACTGTGATCCACAAGACGCACATTGAGTTTGAAAAGTATAATTACTTCCTTTTGTAGCTTTTCTGATTTCTAATAGCAAATAAAACCTATCTTGAAGATAAATTTTTTCAGCATCAAAATTTTCTGGTTTTATAACACATTCGTTTATAATTTGATCTAGTGCTTTTTCCATAATATCTGGATCTTGTGAAGATTCATGCATAAGAACTTTTTTTAATTGACCAGTTGTTACAGGTCTAAATGTTATTTTTTCACCAGATCCCGGTAGCACCGTATCAAAAGTATAACTATTAACGTATTTTACAAAATTACTTGACATAAAAACATCCTCCTTTTATAACAAATTGTTATTTTAATTTACTTTTTTTATTTCAAAATACTGATACGCAAAAGTAACATCAGCAGTTAAAAATTGATTGGACTCGTAATCCAATGATATATTATTTATAGATTTTGGCCATGCACCGTATAATTTATAATACATAATAGGTTTTTTACTTTCACCGTCTAATAAATTTATCACTTGAACGTTATTTGCATTATTGTGTGACATATATTCATTTGGCTCACCATATTTGAAATTATCCACATTTGTAGGAACACATAATTGGTTCCATTTGTATAATGCTTCAATAATTTTTGACCCCTTATCTACATAAAGGTTTAGTTGCCAATCACCAAATCTTCTAACAGATGAATGTTTCATTTGAACACCCATATAATATGAATATACTTCTTCTGTTGTTATATCTGGTAAAGTAGTTGATCTAGCTAAATAAGTTGCTTTTGTTACTAAATTTGCATCAATTTGTAAATCAGTTGGAAAAGTCAAAAAGACTTTAAATAAATAAGCTCTTTGAAAATCCACTACATTAGAAATATATTCATCTACTGGACTTGAATATTTATTGTCCGAGTAGTTTGTTTGTTCTACATATCCTGTTGAGTTCCAATATGATGTTATTCTTTCCCAAAATGATGCCATTTTTCTCCTGTTTTTTTATACCATATATTCTGGACTCTTATCTGTTCTCATATAGTATTGATAAGAAAAAGTTATATCTACTGACATTAGCTCTGTGGAACTATAATCCATTGTAATGTTCCCTATTGCTTTTGGCCATGCGGCATATAACACATACTCTGATGTTGGTTTCAAGTCCGGGCCTAACATCCATAAATTTTGATTTAACATATACTGTATTGGTGCACTGTATGTATGATCTTGTGGATTATAAATCATATTATGCCAATCATGAAAAATTTTTAACACATCATTTTTCTTGTCAATGTTTAAAGATACAGTCCAGTCAGCATATGTTCTATTTCCAGCCATTTTAAACGAATAACCAGGATACGGTATTACAATATCTTCATACGTGGATTCTGGTAAAGAAGATGTTCTAACATAATATTTTATGTTTTTTTTCATATCATCTTCTA